CTTTTCTTTCGCAAAAAGCTAAAAAACGAGATTTTTGAAATAAAAACCGAAGAAAGAGGTGTTAAAAATTGGAAAGACGTGAAGAATTGATGAAATTGGTCAATAATTCGAACGCAAGTACAGTCACACCTCTTATTGAAAAAATGCTATTTTTAGAAAGCCAATTGGAAAACCTCGAAAAATTGCCAATGATTAAAGTTCATCCTCAAAATCCTGAGATGCAGAAAACTACACCTGCTGCAAAATTATACAAAGAGTTTTTGCAGCAATATACGAATATCGTCAAAGTAGTTTCTCACATTACTGACGATGAAAATAAGGAAGAAGATAGTCCGCTGAGAAAGTGGGTGAGAAGTAGAAATGCTGAAGATTAAAGGCAATCAAATATTTCTCACCAGAGGCGATACAATGTTCATCAAACTCTCTTTGGAAAGAGAAGATGGCACTGATTATATTCCCACTGAAGCTGATAGAATCTACTTTCGCTTAAAAAAGTATGCAACATATCCTGATATTTTAATTGAGAAACGAATTGTAGGAATGATTTTGGAGCTTACTCCGGCAGACACAATGCATCTTGCATTTGGTACATACCGATATGAAATTGAGCTTGTGACTCCTGACGGAAGACATTATACCGTAATTTCAGATGAACCTTTTACAATCGAAGAGGAGATTGAAAATCATGACGGGTAAAATCTCAGCTATAAAGCAAATCAAAGGTTCAGTGAATATACCAACAACAATTGATGATTATCGTCAGTTGAAAAATCAACCAAGCATCGAATCAGTTTTACTGATTGGAGATAAAAGCTTAAAAGATTTTGGAATTGACAAAATAAGCAATGCCGAAATCGAAAAAATCATAGGAGGATAATTTATGGCGTATGAATATCTCGACAAAGAAGGCTTAGCGTATTTATGGAGTAAGATCAAAGCTCGCTTTGCCGATAAGTCCAGCATTCCTACTAAAGTTTCTCAGCTCAACAATGACGCTGGTTATCAGAATCAGAGTCAGGTGCAGAATGCTATTGAATATGCGATGCCGACAAAAGTCTCACAGCTTACAAATGATAGTAAGTATCAGACTGATGCTCAGGTAAATTCCGCTATCGCTGCTGCAATCGGAAGAATCGAGACAATCGAGTTTGAGATAGTTTCTCAGCTGCCTCAGACCGGTAGAGCTCAGACAATTTATCTCATCGCAAATTCTGGTGGCAGCCACGATGAATATATTTTCATCAATAACAAGTGGGAGAAGATTGGTACTACTGACATTGATCTTTCCGGCTACATGAAGTACACCGACATAAGGGAAATCACAAATTTGGAGATTGATGCTATCGTAACATGAAGTATTTGAGTAATAGTGGTTTAGCTTATTTTTGGAAGAAAATCAAAGCTAAACTTTCGAGCATTGAAAGCAGACTCGATGCGCTTGAGAAAATTCAAGTAGGAGAAAGGAACTTAATCATTGGTTCATCGTTGCAATATAAGACGATACCTTCAAATGTCAACTGGAGTATTGTGAATATGAACGATGTCGACGGTGTAATTTACACTGACAACGGTTTAAGTGTTCTTACTCCAAATAGCGGCATCGAAAATAATGGTGTTGGATTCAAAGTGCTTTTTGGAAATAAGTATTCTTTTGGTGACACCGTTACATTTTCTGTTGATGTCAAAGGCTCAAATACAACTGGTAATTTGATTCTAAGTGCTTGGAGTTCTACACCTTCCAGTCAATTCTGGTGGGCGAATGAGATCATAAGCGTAAAGAAATCATTTACGAAGGACACTTTTACTCGATACGCAATCACAATAACGGTTCCATCAGCAATGTATAGCGGTGAAAAATGGGTATTATTTGGAGTTGCAGGAGGATTGAGAAGTGATTATACCTTGAAAAATATCAAACTTTCTAAAGGTAACATCGCCACCAATTGGTCACCCGCTCCAGAAGATATAGGATAGGATTGAGTTACTATGCTAATCAAAGAACAGAAAATTTGGACACCTGACAACAGCTACTTGTTGGAATACATTGCGAGAATCGAATGCGGTGAAATCATCGTAGGTCAAGAACTTTGGCAAGAACTTCAAAATCTCAGAGAGGATTTTATAAACGATGCGTATTATTACGATACGCAAGATGCTCTATTGAGAATCGACTTTATGGAGCGATGTGTAAGGCTTACAAAATCACCTTTCTACAATAAGCCAATGGTTCTTATGCTGTGGCAAAAGGCATTTATTGAAGCAGTCTATAGCTTCAAGATGTCAGCTACAACATTTGACCGATTTAAGAAAGTCATCTTACTTATTGCACGTAAGAATACCAAGTCTGAAACATGTTCAGCGTTAGGTCTTTCTGAACTTATCGTAGGCAATCCAGGAGCTGATATAGTATGCTCCAGCAACGATGACAATCAGGCAAGCATAACATACGATGCTATCGACACGATGCGCAGATTGATAGACCCAGATGATCTGGATACGAAACGAAATCAACGTTTTATAACAAATAAGATCAATGGCTCAAAAATCTTCAAACTGAGTGACCGAACTCGTAATAAAGAAGGCCGAAACATTGATTTTGCCATAGTGGACGAAACGCATGAGATGCAAGAGAACGTTATTGGTAAATCAATAGAACAGTCTCAATCTCTTAAGGACAATCCAAAATTTATCAACATCACAACAGAAGGCTTTGTTGTTGACGGATATTTGGACGATGAACTGAAAAAAGCACGAGCAGTAATTTGGAAAGAAGACGATGGTCTTGCAGCTCAAAGATTATTGCCGTGGTTTTATACACAGGACTCAGAACAAGAAATTTGGCAAGACCGAAGTTCTTGGGTTAAATCAAATCCCACTCTTGGCATAGTCAAGAAATGGGACTATCTCGATGAGCAAGTTGATCTCGCTCGCAAATCAAAAGCCGACCGTATATTCGTACTGTCAAAGGATTTTAATATTAAACAAAATTCAGCCGAAAGTTGGTTAAACTTAGAAGATTACGAATATACGGCGGTGTATGATTTAGAAGATTTTCGTGGAAGTGTTTGCTTAGGTGCAGTTGACCTTTCAGAAACAACTGACCTGACATGTGCGAAAATCCTTCTAATGCGACCTGGAGACAACACAAAATATATTTATACGATGTACTTCATTCCAGAGTCAAAATTAGAGGATTCTGATGACTGGAATGCAGGTGCTCGATATAAAGATTGGGCAGGAGAAGGGTTGTTGACTATCACTGAAGGCAATGACATTGATCTTGCCACAGTCGCTGACTGGTTCTATAAGCTTTATATCGAATATGATATAAAGCTTTGGAAATGTGGTTATGATCAACGATTCGCTAAAGACTGGATAAACCGAATGAATGAATACGGTTGGATAAAGACAGGTACAGATGAATCTGATTTGGTCATGATTCTCCAAAATGCTCAAACATTATCAAATGCAATGAAACTTTGCGAAGCAGATTTTAAGCATCAATTGATCAATTATAATGAAAATATCATTGACAAATGGTGCTTAAAAAATGCAGGAATTAAAGTCGATGACTATGGTAAATGTATCTGTGTAAAGCAAGAAACCGCAAAAAGAATTGATGGAGCGGTTACTTTCATCATTTTGTATGAGATGTATCGCAGATATAGAACTGAGTTCAAACAAATCATTGAAGGGTAGGTGATATCGATTGGGTTGGCTCAAAGATAAATTATTCCGAAAGCCTACGAAAAAAACCGAGTTTGCGGATATGCTTAATGGGTTTACTCCTATTTTTTCTCAGTTTGGTAATGACATATACCTCAGCGATGTTGTTCAACAAGCTGTATATTGCATTGTTACTGAGATCAAAAAGCTGAATCCTCAGCACGTCAGAACAAAAGGCTCTGACATAGTTCCAATAAATAGCAGTATTCAAAGCGTACTCAAGCGACCAAATGAAATTATGACAACAAGTGAATTTCTTGAAAAAATCACTTGGCAACTAATGTCAAATTACAATGCCTTTATTATTCCAACATATAAGCGTTGGAACGATGAAGAGGGTAATGAAAAAAGGTTTTATACGGGCTTATATCCTATCGCACCTACTCAAGTCGATTTTATTCAAGATGCAAGTGACACATTATACGTCAAGCTGAGATTCGCCAATAACTATGAGACTACTATTCCGTATTCGGAAGTAATTCATATTCGTCATAGATTTTCAGTTAATGAGTTCATGGGTGGCAATGAATTTGGACAACCTGACAACCGAGCACTTTTAGAAACACTCGAACTAAATAATGAATTACTTCACGGTGTTTCAAATGCCATGAAATCCAGCTTTGCGATAAACGGCGTTGTCAAGTTCAAGAGTATGATCGACGGAGGAAAAACAGAAAAAGCTTTGAAAGAATTGGAGCAAAAGCTCAAAAATTCTGAGAGCGGTTTTCTTCCTCTTGATATAACATCAGAGTTCATTCCTATTCAAAGACAACTTGAGCTTGTCGACGATGGTACGTTGAAGTTTATTGATGAAAAAATTCTAAGACATTTTGGCGTACCACTCGCAATTCTTACTGGTGACTATAGCAAGGCACAGTATGAGGCATTCTATCAGAAAACATTGGAACCGTTAATAATTGCTATGTCACAAGCATTTACGCGAACCATGTTTACTCAAAGAGAACTTGCTTTTGGAAATGAAATCAAACTCTATCCGAAAGATTTGATCTTCATGAGCGTTGATCAGACTCTTGAAATGGTTCGACTTCTCGGTGACAGCGGTTCCATTTATGAGAATGAAAAACGTGTAGCATTCGGTCTTAGACCCCTTCCTGAATTGGAAGGTGTGAGAATGCAATCGTTAAACTACGTGAATGCAAATATCGCTGATCAATATCAAGTAGGTCAGAATCAGTCAAACGAAGGAGGTAATACAGATGGCCAAACCACTTGAGCAGCGTTCTTATAATTTTGAAGTAAGAGCCGAGCAAAATGATAAAGGAAGCATTATTGTCGGTAGACCCATCGTATATAGCAGCCGAACTAATCTCGGTTGGTTTGATGAGATCATTGAACCAGGTGCATTAGACAATGCTGATCTTACAGATGTGCGTTTCCTTGTAAATCATGATATCAGTAAAATTCCTCTTGCTCGTTCAAGACGGAATAATGGCAATTCCACAATGCAGCTTACTGTTGATAATTTAGGATTGAGAATCGAGGTTCTTCTTGATACCGAGAATAACAGCGATGCAAGAAGTCTTTATTCAGCAGTTGAGCGTGGAGATATATCAGGCATGAGCTTCATGTTTGGAATTAATGATGAGGAATGGGAGAATCTCGAAAGTGATCATCCTACTCGTCATATCAGAGCAGTTAGCACAGTCGTCGAAGTAAGTGCGGTAACATTTCCCGCTTATAAATCGACTGAAATAAATGCACGAAGCAAGGAAGCATTGGACAATGCTCGGTCAGCTTTGGACAAAGCTCGACAGCAAAATGCAACATCGGTGGACACCGATGAACTTGATTTACTCAAAGAAAAAACTAAGATTTTAGGAGGTAATTAATCATGAGAAAGAAAATTCTTCAGAAGAAACTTGCCAGACTTCAGGCAAAGAAAGATTCACTTAAGCAGAGAGCTCTTGCTTCGCAGGATGCCAATGAGGTAAGAAGTATCAATGATGATCTTGCAGAGCTCAACGATGAGATCGCTGAGACTCAGGAAGAGATCGATGCAATCGAAGCAGAAGAGGCAAGGGGTAATGTTCCGCCTATGAGTGACAACGGTTCTACTGATAACGGTGCTAGTGCTGGTGAAGGTGAGCAGAGATCTTCCGCTCCCGCAGGTGCAGTTTCAGTAAATACAGGAATTGTCGGCAATACCGTTGGTACTTTCAATGTTGGCAATCAGAGATCAAACGATGACCCTTATGCTACGGTAGAGTATCGTATGGCATTTAAGGAATATGTTCAGAGAGGTACACCCGTTCCTGAAAAGCTGATTCAGCGTGCTGGCGGTGATCCCGGTCCTTCAATCGCAGCTGACATCGGTCTGATCATTCCTTCAACAATTATGAATGAATTCATTAAGGATGTTCAGAAGGTATATGGTCAGATTTATTCAAAGGTTCGCAAGCTCAATGTTCAGGGCGGCGTAAAGTTCCCTATTTCTGATCTCAAGGCAAACTTCAAGTGGATCACTGAAACTACTGTTTCACCTCGTCAGAAGGCTGGTGACATCAAGGAGTACATCGAGTTCAGCTATAATATCGGCGAGATTCGTGTATCTCAGACACTTCTTTCCAATATCGTTTCTCTCTCACTCTTTGAGTCTGAGATCACGAGAATCATGGTTGAGGCGTATGTCAAGGCTATGGATGAAAACATCTTCTGGGGTACAGGTAATGGCCAGATGCTCGGCGTATTCAATGACCCTCGTGTAACCAATGTTGTTGAGTTCACTGAAAAAGAATTCGCTGATTGGAAGGCATGGAGAAAGAAGCTCTTCAAAATCATTCCTCTTTCTATGAGAGGCAGAGGCGAGTTCGTATTCCCTGCATCAACAGTTGAAGGTAATCTCATGACAATGCACGATGAGCTCAATAGACCGATGTTCCGCGAAGCAACTGATCTTACCTTCACAGACAGTAGCACTGCTGGTAGATTCTTCGGCCGTGAGGTAACACTCGTTGAACCTGATATTATCGAAGACTTCGATACCGCAATTAATGGTGATATCGTCGGCCTCTTCTGGGTTCCCTCTGACTACGGCATCAATACTCAGCTCCAGTTTGGTATGAAGCGTTACTTTGACGATGAGTCCAATCAGTGGGTAAATAAGGGACTTACTATCGTAGACGGTAAGATGATCGATACAAAGTCTTGCTACATTATCAAGAAAAAGGTAGGTAACTAATATGGAAACAGTAGTTGATGCATTAAAGAGTCTTTATGTTGCACTTGGCGGAACAGCAGACGATGTTGCAGATGTTACTACTGCCGCAACGATGATCGACAAAATTGCCGCTCATGTTGGAGAAGGTGGAGCAGCAGAGCTTCCCACTGTTACCAGTGCCGATAATGGTAAGGTGCTCACTGTCGTAAGTGGTAAGTGGGCAAAGGCAAATTTACCTGAATAATAAGGAGGAAAAATAAATGATCAATGAGAACAGAATCGTTCCTGTGACAGCGATTGATCTGATCACACTTTATGGAACTATCATGAATCTTGCTGGTACGTCTATCACAGCAGTAAATGCAACTGATCCCGGTGAGTTTGCTTCAGCGCTTTCTGGCAATCTGCTCGCAAGTGAGCCTGTAAAGGGATTCAATATTACGTCTGGTACTTCAGGTGTAATTTACTTTGTACCTGCTTATGACTACGATGGTTTTGCAATTGCAGGAACCGCAGTAGAAACTGCTGGCACTGAGGTTGACCCTGACGGAAGAACACTCTACAGTGCTACACTTTCAAGCGGCACAATTACTATCGCAAAAGTTGGATTCTAAGTGAAAAAGAGGTGAGCGAGCAATGAATGTTACTTTAGATGATGTTAAGAGCGCCCTGGGCATCACAGGAGACTTTCAAAATGATACAATACAGATTTACTTTGACGAAGTAATCGACTATCTGGAAGACGCTGGAGTAGCTCAGGCGAATATTACAAAGGGCATCGTTGCTCGTGGAGTCTCTGATTTATGGAATTATGGAGCGGGAGACGGAAGGTTTTCTGAATATTTCTATCAGAGAGCAAAGCAATTAGCCCTTAAGTAACATTTCTGTTACTTAAAATAATATTTTTCAAAGGAGGTATTCTTTATGGAATACGCAAGCAGATGAGTAGCAAATGCAGGTCTGACAACTGGCATCATCGGTTCTGCTCTTGGTGTACTGAATAACGGCGGTCTCGGTGGTATTCTCGGTGGTCCCAATAACTCTGAGGATAAGCCTGTGACTCGTTATGAGGCAACTATGATGACAGAGCTCGCTAAGAAAGATCAGCACATCGCACTTCTTGAAGCTGACAAGTACACTGATCAGAAGATCGCTGATCTTTACGACAAGATGAACATGCGTTTTGTCGGTGTCGAGCAGCAGCTTAGTGCCCAGGCTGTTTGGAATGCAACTCAGACTGGTACACTTGCATGCCTGCAGAATCAGATCGCTCAGCTTCAGAGTCTTACACGTCTCGTTGTACCTAACGGAAACGTTTCTCCTGGTTGGGGTAATGTGACAGTTACACCTGCTACTGCGACAACTCCCACGGCTGCCGCAGGTTAATAAACAAATTGGGTTTTGCTGAGGGCCTCACGGCTCTCAGCAAGATTCAACTTATTTTGGAGGTGTAAATATGAACGTTACTAAAGAGCAGATCATAAATGGAATTACGAAATATATAAAGGATGAAGTGATTGAAAAAATTACTGATAAGCCTTTTAAGATAGCGATGGCCGTTGGAGTTTCAATGCTTGAAAACAACGGTGAGATCGCAAAGAAGCTTTTTGAAAATGAGCTTGCATTAGCCGTTCTCGGTAAGAACGATGACGATACGTTTGACATCGAGAAAATTACAGATGCACTTGAAAAGGCATTAAGCCAATATGGTGATTTTCCTGTAACAATTCCGGCGATCAAATTTATTTCTCCTACAGAGAAAACACTTAATTTTTCAAGTCAAGATATTAAGACCCTGAAGAATTATATCGTAGGAGGAATTGTATGACACATGAAGAGTTATATCGCATGCTGGCTGACAATGTAAGAGATGAGTATAACGATGTAATACGTTATGTGAATCTTTCAAAAGCAGCTGCTACGAATGAACTGGAAGGACCTGCTCAGATTCTCAAAGATATTGCTCATGAGGAATTCATTCATGCTCAGCATGTGGAAAATATTCTTAAGGATATGGGTGTTCTGAAAGAAGATAATTTTGGTTTAAAGAAAAATGCAAGAGAAGCTCTTGACAGTCTCTGAAAGCCAGTAAACATTAAGAAACATTTGATGACTGTGTTAGAAATAATCAGCTTCTTTCTGTGAGGTGATTACATGGCAAACTATAAACCGAGTGGACCTTTTAACGTTCCATTATTTTTATTTGTTCCAACTTCGACTACCGTAAAGGGTTCTCCTAAGAAGGTTTATCCGAATGAAGGTGAATTGATCTATTGCTCATTTCGAACATTTGGAGGAACTGAAAAAGTGGTCAATGACCTTTTGACAGTCGAAGACACGGTCATCATTGAAACTTGGTTCAGACCTGATATCAAATCAGACTGCCGACTTAAAGATGAAGGCGGAGTCGAATACGAAATACTTGGAACGCCTGAAAACATCAATCAAAGAAATCAATATCTCAAATTCAAGATGAGAGCGATTCGAGGTGGTGCTTGATGGCAAAAAGTCAAGGTAAAGGTAAAAACCGAATCAAACTTGAAATCGGCGGTTTTGATGATCTGATAACAAAGCTCGATGAGCTTCAAGCAGATGTCAAACCAATTTTAACGGAAGTGCTTGAAGATGCCGGAGAAGATATTGGTGTACGTACTTATGAGGCAATGGCAAAATCTAATTTACCAGCCAAAGGTAAATACTCACAAGATGAAACTATCAAGACGGTCATCAGAAATCCAAAAGCTGAGTGGTCTGGCTCTATTGCAGAAATCGGTGTTGGATTTGACCGATTAAAAAATGGAGTAGGCACCCTCTTGATAACTGGTACACCACGAATGGCACCGAACCGAGAGCTTGAAAAAATCTTTGTGAATAAGAAATACATGAAGGAGCTTAATCAGCAAATAAGCGATGCACTGTCCGAAACAATTGTTGAGAAAATGGAGGGATAAATTTTGGAAGATTTATTGATTGAGACTTTGGAAAGCTTAGGTTTTCCAGTAATGCTTCAAGGCTCATTACTTCCAAATGAACCTTATCCCAATCATTTCTTTACATTTTGGAACAATGATTCTTATGGAAATAGTTTTTACGATGATGACGAGCATTCGATAGTATATAACTATTCCGTAAATTTTTATAGTGTCAATCCCGAATGGGTTTATACCAAGCTAAGAGCTGCAAAAGTGGCTCTAAAAAGGGCTGGTTTTATTGTCTCTGGCGATGGTTATTCTGTTACCTCAGACGAGCCTACTCATGATGGACGCGGAATAAATGTTTTATATTTAAGGAGGAATTAACATGGGTGAAAAAATCATTAAAGAGTACAGAGGTATTCGTGATCTCGTAGCTGCAGAGCTGACAACTGATAACAGTACCACGCTTTCTTATGGCACGGTATTTCCTATTGCGGGTGTAGCAACACTGACAAGAACAACTCAGAATAGTTTAGAATCTCATTTCTACGATAACGTTGCGGCAATCGTTATTGATTCTGTCGGCGCAGATGAAGTTACTTGCGAAGTTTCTGCAATTCCGCTCGATGTTCTTGCAAAGCTCACAGGTCAGTACTATGACGAAGCTACAAATACATTCGTAGAGGGCGAGGCAAATAGAAAGTATTTTGCCATTGGCTATGTTACTGAAGATACTTCTGGCAATGAAGTATTTGTTTGGAGACATAAGGTGAAGTGCTCTATTCCTGATAGCACTCATAATACCAAGACTGATGGTACTGAGGCAAATGGTCAGGAAATCGTATTCACAGGCATACACACAACTCACAAATTCACTAAGACTGGTAAGACTGCAAAGGCTATCAATCATCAGGCAGGTGAGCTCGTAACAGAAGAAGCATTCTTCGCTGAAGTTATGGACATTGATAAGCTCGACGCTCTTGCTGGCGAATAATTATTAAATTGGAGGGATAGAAATGAATCTTACATTGAATATTTATGACGAAGAAGGAAAAGTAGCGAAAATCTGCAACTCTACCACATATGATCTTATGTTTGGAACCGTTATGCAGCTTATGGAGCTCTTAAAAATCGAAGAGATGGATGATCAGATGCAAATGCTGAAAACCATCTATAACGCATGGGACGAGATCAAGACAGTTCTTTCAGGTGTATTTCCTGATGTTACTGATGAAGATTGGAAGCACGTTAAAGTAAAGGAGCTTCTGCCGATAATTCTGGACATCGCAAAATTTGCAGTGTCAGATATGTTTTCTATCCCGAAAGATAACTCAAAAAACTGATTGAGGGAGCGGAGGAACCCGCTCCCTTTTCAGAATTATTATTCCAAATGAGTTATCAACTATGCAAAGAGTTTCCTGCATTTACTCCATTTGACATCGAATGTGAAAAATATCACAAAGTAGTAATGCTGTACGCTAATATCAGAAAAATGCAAATTCGTGAGAATAAAAAAGACGTAGAGCCAAATGTGATAAAACGACGTGCAGGAGATGATTGGTTCTAAAGGTGGTGAGAAACAATGCCAAATAACAATGAAACCACAACAAAATTTAAGGTCGATATAAGCGAACTTAAAAAAGGCATGCAAGAAGCCGGTAGACAAATCAGACTTGCAAATTCTGAATTTAAAGCTGCTACTTCTGGGTTGGATAATTGGAGTAAAAGTGCTGACGGAGTTACTGCAAAAATTACTCAGCTCAACAAAACACTTGATGCTCAGAAAAAACAACTTACCAATCTTGAAAAACAATATGAACTCACTGTAAAACAAGAGGGTGCAGCTTCAAAAGGTGCTCAAGAATTATTGATAAGAATCAATAATCAAAAGGCAGCAATTGGTAATACCGAAAAGCAAATCAACACGTATAATTCAAAGCTTGAAGAACTATCAAAAGAAGCTAAATCAGCTGAGACTGCTTCTGAAAAATTACGCAAAACAATTTCAAAGCAGGACACTGAGCTTAAGACTTTGAAGCAAAAATATGCTGATGTAGTTTTACAACAGGGAAAAAGCTCTGATGCGGCGAAGACACTTGCGAGTAAAATTGATTCGCTTTCGAGTGAACTCAGCCAAAATAAGAAAATGCTTAATGAAGCTGAGGGTGCGGCTGATGAATTAGATAAGACGTTTGATGATCTCGGTGAAAGTGCTGAAAATTCAGGTGATGGCTTCACTGTTATGAAAGGCGCACTTGCCAATCTCGTAGCAGAAGGCATTCAACTCGCAATTGGAGCGATTAAAAATTTAGCAACCGATGTTCTTGAAGTTGGTAAAAATTTCGATAGCTCAATGTCAAATGTAGCCGCTCTTTCGGGTGCAACTGGTAAAGAGCTTGAAATGCTCGAATCAACTGCACGAGAATTTGGTGCTACAACACAGTTCTCGGCAAGTGAAGCCGCAGATGCTCTTGGCTATATGGCACTTGCTGGATGGGATGCAAACCAAAGTGCAGAGTCATTAGGTGGCGTACTTAATCTTGCAGCTGCTTCAGGAATGGAACTTGCTCAAGCATCAGATATGGTCACCGACTATCTTTCGGCATTTGGCCTTGAGGCAAAAGATTCAGCTTATTTTGCAGATATGCTTTCATATGCACAAGCGAATTCCAATACTACTGCCGAAGGACTTGGCGAAGCATTTAAGAACTGTGCGGCAAATATGAAAGCCGCAGGTCAAGACGTAGAAACTACTACCGCTTTTCTTGGAATGCTTGCAAATCAAGGTTTGAAAGGTTCTGAAGCTGGTACTGCACTTACTGCCGTCATGAGAGACATGACTGCGAAAATGAAGGACGGCGCAATTCAAATTGGTCAAACTTCGGTGCAAGTTCAAGATGCTGAAGGTAATTATCGTGATTTGACAGACATTCTCAAAGACGTTGAAACTGCAACACAAGGAATGGGCGATGCTGAGAAAGCAAGTGCATTACAAGCAACTTTCACGAGCGACTCTATTAAAGGTCTCAATCTTGCTCTTGCCGCAGGTATAGATAATACGGCGGCATTTGAACAAGAGCTTAGAGCTTCCGCTGGTAGCGCTGAAGAGATGTCACGAATAATGAATGACAATCTCGAAGGTGATCTCAAAGCAATGAATAGTGCTTATGAGGAATTTGGCATTACGCTTTATCAGAGTGTAAATAGCCCTTTGAGAGATATCGTGCAAACGATAACATCAGAGGTATTACCTGGATTTACTGACTTGGTAAACGGCGTTGATGGTGCAAGTGAAAAAGTAGGAACTTCGGTTGGAAATCTTATCACAAATATTTTGCATAAGATCATAGACTTCTTACCTCAAGCAGTTGAGATTGGATTGAATCTTGTCAAGAGTTTGATATCAGGAATTCTCGATGCGCTTCCTGATGTAATTCGTACATTGACGGAAACTATTCGAATTATCATTACAAGTCTCGGAAAATTTTTGCCTGAGATCGTAACAAAATTTGTGAAGATATTTCCTGAAATTGCAGATGCACTATACGATGCTATTCCAATTCTGCTTCAAGCTGCATTGGACTTCTTTACGACTATCGTAAATGCTATTCCGCAAATCATTCCGAAAATTCTCGAGGCAATGCCAAAGGTTTACCAGTCAATTGCAGATGCTTTGACTGATGGAATACCTACACTTGTAAAAGGTGCTAAGGCACTGCTCAACGCTATCGTTGAGGCGCTGCCTATGATCGTAGAGCAAATAAGCTCAGAATTACCAGATATCATTAAAGCTCTCGTTGATCTTTTTGTAAGCTCGTATCCGATGATAATTGATGCAGCTGTAGAATTACTGATGGCCCTCATCGATGCCATTCCAATAATACAAGATGCACTTATAGAGCAGATGCCTCAATTAATCATGGCAATTGGTACTGCGCTCATTGAAGCCGCTCCCGCACTCTTAAGTGCAGCAAAGCAAGTATGGTCAACGTTGCTCAAAGCAATTCCTACACTGCTCGAGGGCCTTGTAAAAATAATCTGGAATACTGTGACAGCTATACCTGGCCAGATTTTCCCTCCTGTATGGGATGCAATAAAGGGATTTTTTGGCGAAATCGGTTCATTTTTTGAAGAGTTCGGAGCATGGATTTATGACAAGATTCAAGAAAGAATTGAGCTCATGAAGTCCATCTTCGGTGCAATCGCTGATTGGATAAATGATAACGTTTTCCAACCTATCATGGACTTCTTTACACCTGTCATAGACTTCTTCGAAACGGCATTTGAAATTATAGCTGAGCTCGGTAAAGGAGCTTGGAAACTGATCAAAACAGTTTGGTCGGAGGCAGATAAGTGGTTCAATAACAATGTCATTACGCCTATTTCCAACTTTTTCTCAAAATTATGGAATGCTATTTCTACAACTGCAAGTAATACTTGGACTGCCATCAAAAAAGTTTGGAATGTAGTTTCAACTTGGTTCAATGAGAAAATAATTCAGCCAGTAGGCAAGTTCTTTTCCAATATGTGGACAGGCTTGAAAGACGGTGCTTCAGATGCATGGTCAGGTATAAAGTCAGTATTTGGTAGTGTTGCAGATTGGTTCGAAGATAAGTTCAGAACTGCATGGCAAAAGGTGAAAGACGTCTTTTCAACAGGCGGTAAGATTTTCGATGGCATCAAAGAAGGCATCACAGATGCGTTCAAAACAGTCGTGAACGCTATTATTCGAGGCCTTAATAAAGTTATCGCTATTCCATTCAATGCGATAAATAAGACGCTGGATAAGATCAGGAACGTAAGTATTGCAGGAGTCGAGCCTTTCAGTGGATTGATCTCTCAATTTGATGTTCCTCAAATTCCCGAGCTTGCAAAGGGTATTGGAGTTGCAAAGAAAGGTCACATGTATCTGCTCGAAGGTAATGGTGACGAAGCCGTTGTACCGCTCGAAAAAAATACGGGTTGGCTTGATGAGATTGCTGAGCGTTTGAGCAATAAGATGAATATCTCTGGTCAAACGATGCAGCAGACAATCAACAATAACACCGTCAATAATTTCAACCAGACGAATAACTCGCCAAAATCATTGAGTCGTCTTGAGATTTACAGACAAAGTAAAAATTTATTGAGCATGAAGGGGGTTTGATGCCATGTATACTTTAATCGTTGAGAACGCAAAAGGTGAACAACTTCATCTTACGGATAATGATAATTATGACGTAGTGGAAGTTACTGGCACAAATCCTCCTGTAGCTGCAATAAATACTACAAATGTCACTGGAATGGATGGTTCACGGTTCAACAGTTCAAGAATAGGACAAAGAAATATCGTCATTACACTCAATATCAAACCGCCAATAGAGGCCAATAGATTAGAGCTGTATAAATATTTCCAAGTCAAGCGATACATCAAAGTCTACTACAAAAATGATCATAGAGATGTTTACATCGAAGGATATGTTGAGAGCTTTGAAAACAATCCGTGGACACAGCTTCAAAAGCCTCAAATATCTATCATTTGTCCTGATCCTTTTTGGAAATCCATAAATGATACGATCATTAATTTTTCCAGTACCATCGCATTATTTGAATTTCCGTTTTCAATTCCATCAGAAGGAATTCCTTTTTCTGAGATTCAAAGAATGACCACCGCACAAATTGATGTTGGTGATGTGGAGACTGGAGCAATTATCGAATTCCATGCTACAACAGATCAAATCTTAGCTCCAAAACTCTATAATTTAACGACGAATGAGTTTTTTGGAATAAATATTGATATGGAAGCAGGCGATACAATTATCGTAAATACCGAGCGAGGTAAAAAATCGGTGATCTTGATTCAAGACGGAGTAAGTACGAATATCTTATCTGACCGAAAGAAAGGTTCAACATGGTTAACCTTTCAGCCTGGTATCAATGAGCTAAGTTATGATGCATACGTAGGAACGGAAAATCTCAGAGTCAAAGTAACAGTGACACCAAAATTTGAAGGAGTGTGATTGCAATGGAGTTATATGTTTTAGGAGTTAATTATTCCGCAGAAGCAACGACATATGAGCCTGTTGCAGTTATTGATACCTTCAAATCTCTGATTTGGACAAAGCGGTTTTTTACTTATGGAGATTTTGAGCTTTATCTTCCGGCTGATAAAGAACTCTTGACTTACTTAAAGCCTCGTAATTGGCTTATCAGAGATGATGATCCGTCAGTAATGATTATTGAAAACATAACCGTTGAAACTAATATTGAGAACGGAGATTATTTCATAGTCTCAGGACGTAGTTTGGAAAGCATACTTGGCTATCGTGTAATTATTCCCCAAATTACTATTAACGAAAGCGATGCGGTGCAAGCAATAAAAACATTAATCGTTGAGAACACTTCATCAAATAGAGTTTTTCCAAGTATGACGATTGATGATAGTCTTCAGGTTCCTGATACAATCTCAACTCAATTCACAGGACAAAATCTCTTAAGTGTGATAAGTGACATCTGCATGAAATATGGATTTGGTCTTAAGATGGAACTTTCTTCAGGAGGATTCACATTATCATTCTATGAGGGCGTTGAAGGTGAAGTCATATTCTCGCCTGAGTTTGATAATTTGGTTAACTCAAAGTATGTTTCAGATTTATCAAATTATGCCAGCTATGCATATGTCGCAGGAGAAGGTGAAGGTACCAATCGTAAAATAAATAATACGTATTTTGGCAACACGAAATCTGGATTTGCACGACGTGAGATATTCGTCGATGCGAAAGACATATCGTCAAACGATGGAGAAATTCCTTTGAATGACTATATGCAATTGCTCCAAGCTCGTGGCGTAGAAAAACTTGCAGAACATCAAGCCACAAAAGCATTTGAGGCAGAAATTGAATCTACGATAAATTTTGTATATAAACAAGATTGGAATCTCGGTGACATTGTAACGATTACCAATGAATATGGAATCACGGCAACACCAAGAATCGTAGAAATAATCGAGTCATGGGATGATAATGGATATTCTGTTATTCCTACACTCGAAGAATTGGAGGTTTAATAAATTATGGCAATCACAAGCGGATTTTTTGACAGCGTTGAAGGCGATCGCACGTATGATGCTGAGCAAATGACCACATATTTCGAAGGCCTCATATCTGATGGAATCTATGAGAATATCGGAGAAGCATTCATTGTCAAATCGGCAGCAAATGGACTTGACATCACAGTTGGAAGCGGTAGAGCATTGGTAAAAACACATTGGATAAAAAACGATGCGCCAATTACAATAACTCTTTCTGCTGCGAATGTTCAATATCCACGAATAGATTCTATTTTTCTCAGATATGATTCAACAGCAAGAACAGTTGATGTCGTGGTTGTCGAAGGTACTCCGAGCGCTTCACCTACCGCTCCTCAACCCAGACGTACTGAGACAACTTATGATTTATTTTTGGCAAGTGTTCATATCAGTAAAAATGCAAGCGCTATAACTCAATCAGCGATTCACGACAATAGAGGAAGCTCTGCTTGCCCGTGGATAACAGGTCTCATCAAGCAAGTTGATACCTCAAATCTTTTCTTGCAATACCAAGCGGCATATTACGAACAGTTCAATGCTTTTGACCAGTATTTGGCTCAGAAACAAGCAGAATTTAATGCTTGGTTCTCTGATCTTACTGGAAAGCTTCAAGTAGATACTACGCTTCATGAGTATCAAGATTCTTATACGATCACTTCTTCGCAGGAGAAAAATAAGATTTATCCATTTACTCTTGAAAACTATGAACCCGATTCGGATATTTTATTCGTAATAGTTGACGGAATTGTTATGGTAAAGAATGTTGACTTCAAAATCATAGAATCCAATATAGGTTATCCTGACATTAATGGTGACGGCACAGTCGATACAAGAGATTCATCTTTGATTCTTGATGCATACACAAATATGGCGAGTGGACGTCCGTCAGGATTGACTCCAATACAAGAAAAATTGGCAGATGTAAATATGGATGGAAAGATAAATCCAACTGATGCAGGTCTTGTAAATGAGTTTTATAGTGCTACATCTACAGGTGTTTATACAAATGATCTTGAAGGCTGGAAGCAATTCATGGGCATTCCCGCTGATTCAGAATATTGTATTGTTCCACTCAAAGGCACATATAGAGCGGGAAGTCAGATGACCATTCGCATAATTAAGAGCGTCGTCGGTGAAGGTTCATCAACAGGTTTACCTGCTAACGCAATGCTTATATCAAGCTCTGCAGGTACGCCTATTATCGGCAATGCTGAATTAAATCAGACAGTTATTAACTTGTCTTCTGCTGACTTCGAGGAAGGTGACATATCTGATGGTGTACCATACCCATCAGGTAAATATATACGCTCTGCTGAGTTCATCAATTTACCGGCAGATGCAGACAGCACAAAACTATCGATTACATTGACTCCAGCCGCTGATAGTCCAACTAGATATTGGGTATGCGGATATGATTCGACTGGAACATGGGTAAGAACAAGTTCAAGTACGAATAATAATCAGATGTGTACTTTGTCTCTATCTGGAATATCAAAAATTAAATTGGTGATTGGCTATACTCAATCATACAATTTAAGCCCTTCGGACTTAGTTTCCGCTACGTTAACAATACTTTAAGGAGGTATATACTATGGCAATTGTAAAAACGAATTTTGATTCAGGTTCGAGCAATATTTCTCAGGTTGCGGCATGGCTTCAGGCAAATGCTACTGATTATTTTGATGAGATATCCATTAGCAGCAGCACTATTACTTGCACTAAAGACAGTCATACTGCTTTCGTCATGACTGATAGTGATACTACAAGATATAAGATGTATATATCAAATGGAACAAATGTGACTTTATATGGTGGAAAGACTTTATTTGGAGTTTCCACTTCAAAAGGACTTCTACTGCGAAGCGTAGGTAAATCCGACACGGATAAATATAATTACACCGATATAATAATTACCAAAACAAATGAGGGCGGGCTTGCATTTGTTGCCGCAGGTGTAGGTGCTGGACCCGGTGGTTCATATTCATCATGCTACTACTATGCTATAGATTTCAATTCAATAACTCTTGTTCCGTGGATTGCGACCGATTCAAATGTTACGCCTTCATACTGTATACCAAATAAACTCACATTATTTGATGCTCATAAGACAAGCATGGCGAACATCGTGTGTAAAAACGCAGATAGTTATACGCCTGATGTATATCAGATAGACTATAGTCAGTATTCATATGATACTACTGGAAAATTTACCAATGACGGTAAAGAGTATTACACGAACAGCTGTTTTGCCCTTGCGGACTAATAATACTATGAAAGCTACCAGAATCAGTTCTGGTAGCTTTTTATTTTAGGCATGTAATTTATCGTTGATAAACTTAGAAACGTCCTGAGCGTTAACTGGAGCGCCTGACGGTGAAAACGGATCGTGCTTTAAATTTCTCACATCATTCAGAGCCATTTCTTTAGGATTTTCAACATCCTCACGTGTCCAAAATCTCAAGCATTCTTCGTAAAATTGTTCAATCATTATTAATTCCTCCTATAAATTGGTTATGCAGCATCAGCTGATATTCTTATAGTACAACGATAGTTGTATAATGTACACGTTTTTTTTTTTCGAGGAAAAAAAAATAAAAAAGCTCCCGCTTAAGGGAGCTTTTTTATTAGATCTACATATTCTGAATTTTCGATAACATCTTCCAATTTACAATTAAGGGCAACACAAATCTTCAGAATAGTATCGATTCGTGCATGATCAAAGATCTTCGACCCTTGCTCGTAATGTTGGATAGTGCGAACATTAAGACCGGTTTTCTCAGCAAGTTGAGACTGACTAAAGCCAGCCTCGACTCTTTTTTCTTTCAATTTCATTCAATATTCCTCCGTAAATAGTATAGTTGTGACTGATCTGTCCCATTCTGTGATAATAAATATATTATCATATTTCGCAACGATTCTGTCATTGCCATTTTTTACTGCTGCATCATTCAATTTGGAATCTTCTTCACAAGTATCACCCCAATCTTGGTTTAAATATCTTCCATAACAGTCGATGATAAACTCTGCGAATTTTTCATCTTCTTTCATTTTGGCATTAATTCCTCGTGTAATTACCCATTGGCCTGTTTTCATTATGTCGATTCTCCTCAAATGTCATTTTAAATTTTAAATTTCAAATTCTAATTTCAAATTTCAAATTCTAATTTCAATTTTATGAAGAGGGCCGAAGCCCTCAAATCACCAGTTCATAATTTCATCTTTCAATTCGAATAGTTCATTCAGATCATCTTTTGGTACTTGATAAAATTCATTGCCAATTTCTACTTTAATGTGAGTGAAACTAACTTCATATTCCCAATCACGTTCCTCCATCATTTCAATAATCTGTATGAATACTCGTTTACAATGATTCATTTAATGTCACCTCTATAATGTTTTATCAGCGATCAGCTGATAAAACATTATACAACGTTAGTTGTACTATGTACACCAATTTTGCGAAATTTTTCCAGAAGTCAATTTACACTGAAAAATTGTTGGAAATTTGTGTATTTTACTGGTTTACAAAGTACAACTGAAGTTGTATAATAGAGAATGTAAACCAAACATAAACCGCTCGAAAGAGCAGAAAGAATAAGAGGTAATTAATATGATGAATAACATGACTACTAAGGAACTCAAGGCAATGGCAAAGGAACTCAAGGTCAAGAACTGGTGGACACTTAAGAAGGACGAGCTCATAGCTGCTATCGAGGCTATCCAGAACGAATCAGAGAGCGCAGAAGAAGTTGCTAATGAAAAATCTATCGCAGAGCCAACTGAAGCTGCTCAGAACGAATTTGAGAAGAATAATGGTTGGGAGCTCATCGCTAAGAAGCAGCTTAAGAATGCTTACAATTGGATAGTTGGTGGCAACGAAAACTCAGTTTCAGACGGTGAGATGACCAATGAAGAATTCAATGAGTGGATTCAGAATGAGGCACTCGATGAAGTTTATCACGAAGCAATCACCACTGAATATGGCGAAGGTTATAGCGGCGGCAAAGCTCCTTCAGAGATGAGATTCGCTGGCAGAGACTTCTGCTACAACTACTTAAAGAGACTCTTCAAGAATGACGGCTACAAGGTCAATGAACCTGCACCTGCTGAAGAGACAGTAGAAGAGAAGAAGCAGAGAGGTAAGGACCTGATCACATACAACGGCAAAACTCAGAACCTGAGCCAGTGGGCAAAGGAACTTGGAATGCCTGGTCAGACACTTTTCGCAAGACTCCGCATATCTAATTGGCCCGTTGAAAAGGCTTTCACAACTCCAGTCAAGACAAGAAAGAACAAAGCTGAATAATTACCTAAAGCCCCTCGATTGAGGGGCTATCTTTTTGATCTGATCATAAATTTTACACAGAAATTTTACAGGAAATTTGTGTAAAAAAGCCGTGTACATTGTACAACCAAAGTTGTATAATAGAGAATGTAAACAGCTGAGCTGTTGAAAAATAAATATAAAGGAGTACATATTATGAAAGTTGAAAAGGCAATCGAGATCATCAAGAAGCTGCTCGTAACAGCTAAAGACAAGGGAGCTTCAGAGAATGAAGCAATGATGGCAGCTCTTAAGGCACAGGAGCTCATGGCAAAGTATGATATTCAGATGGCTGACGTTGAGGACGAAAGCGAATCAGAAGAGATCATCGACAGCAGTGTTCACGTTGGCAGTGGCAATAAGTGGAAGTATTCACTCGCAGGAGTTATCGCAACAAACTTCTGCTGCAAGATTTATATGTGCGGTACTGAACATGTCGTATTCTACGGCTACAAGAAGCACGCCGAAGTTGCCAAAGAGGTTTTCACATTCCTCTATAATACTGGAAATAAGCTTGCTGACAGATACTACGCTGAGTTGTATAATAAAGGTGAATCAACCAAAGGCGTCAAGAATACATTCCTCATTGGTTATCTCGACGGAATCAGAAGCGTGCTTGAAAAGCAGTGTACAGCTCTCATGTTGGTAGTTCCAAAAGAGGTCAAAGAATCCTTTGATCAGAAAATGGCAGGATGCAAGACTCATACATCATCGCTCAACGGTTCAAGAAGCGCAGAAGCATATCAGAGAGGTAAGACTGAAGGCAAAAATGTAGCACAGGCAAGATCAATTGAAGGATGATTAGATTCGTCTGAACGCATCTGATTTTCTCTCGATAATATACACGTAATACACATAGACTGCTGATAAAAGCGCAGGTTGACGCACCTGAACGATATACTACAAATATACTACACATATACTACATATATCGTTCAGGTGCGTAAAACCATTGATATAATCGTATTTAGTCTCTTCTGAAGAGCTATGAAAATACGTAGATAATACACAAACAATATACAAAGAAAAAGGAGCTTTATAAGCCCCATGATTCACGCACCAAATTTATAAAATCTTGTTTCGCATCTTTATTTAGTTTTCGTCCGAAGAAAGAATATGGATTGCGCTTTAGTTTTTCAATATCTGAAATCGCATTATGTATGCATTTTCTTTCTTCAGTCCAATATTTAACTCTTTCACCGTAAAATTTTGATAGCGTCTCAAGTGTTTTGTTGTAGTTCATTTTTAAAAACTCCTTTGTTAATTGGTTACATTCTTATAGTACACCAATAGTAGTATAATGTACACTTAAAGTTGTACAATTGATAGGAGTTTTTATTTTCAGGTAATTTAATTTGTTGTATACAAAAGTACAACCAACGTTGTATAATGTAAATATATCCAATTGAAAGGAAGTTAAACATGAATTATCCAATCGCAGACAATTTCAAGGTAAATCCAGACATGAAGCCAACAGTCCAATTTACAGGAGCTGACGGCAACGTCTTCAATCTCTTAGGAATCTGTAGCAGATCACTTCGCAGAATGCCAAATGCATTCAATGAACTGCGTGACAGAGTATTCGAAGCAAAGTCCTACGATGAAGCTCTTCAGATCATGATGGAATATGTTGAAGTTGAATGACTCAAGGCCGCTACTAAGCGGCCTTTTATTTTTGCACAGAAAATTTACCGGAACTTTGTGTAATTTACCCGTGTACATTATACAACTTTAGTTGTATAATAAGAATGTAAACCAAACAACAATAAAGAGCTTAAAGCTCAGAAAGATTAAGAGGTAATTAATATGAACAACACAACTATTAACGAGGCAATCTCAATCGACACTGGCTTTGAAAAGCTTATGAAGCAGGCAGAGGAAATCCAGTCTCATACAGCAGACTACATCGTAAGAGCAAAGAACATCCGTATGGACGATGATCTCAACATCGCATTCGACAACGTGAAGATGCCGATGAGTGCATTCGCTTCAAGCGGTCTTTGTGGTAAGCTTAAAGTTCCAACAGTCTACTACAACAGATGTGCAGCTGAGAACAAGGAGCTCGCAGCGATGAACATCAACAATTGGCTTAAGGACGATTCAAGAGACTTCATGGTGAGAACCTATAACGGTAGAATCAGAGGTTGCCTGAGTGCTTCCTATTCAAAGTTCGATGCACCTGATCTTCTCAAAGCAGTTGATGAATCACTTGGCTTCGACAACTACAAGCTCAAAGGTTCCTTCATCAACGAAGAGAGATTACATCTCAGAATGGTCGAGAAAGAGATGCTGCCGATAGACGGTGAAGATCTCTTCGCAGGAATCACAATCGACAGCTCAGATATTGGTAGAAGCGGCTTATACGTATCATTCCTAATTTACAAGCAAGTTTGTACCAACGGCCTCATTCTTCCAAAATCTTCAGGACAGCTGTTCAGACAGAAGCACATTGGTATCAGCTCAGAAGAATTTAAGGAAGGCATCATTGAAGGTCTTACGGGTAAGTTCAATGAGATTAAAGAAAGCACAATAGAGTTGATCAAGAGAAATAAGGAAATTCCTACAGGCGAAGAGATTCTCGAGGAGATCAAAGAAAAAGCAAAACTTACAGATGATGTTGTAGAAGAGGTAATCACACTTGTTGATGCATCATATGACAGAAGCCGCTGGGGAATCATCAATGGCATCACAGAAATTGCTCAGAATTATTCACTCGAAAGAAGACTTCAGCTTGAAGCAATCGCAGGTGAAATGCTTAAGTAATTGCAAAGCCACTCGAAAGAGTGGCTTTATTTATGTCCAGAGATGTCAGAATCGCTCAGAAACGATTTTATATAGTTCATCGATAAATTATACAGTAAAAATGAAAACGCTCCATAATTAAATCTGGAGCGTTCTGAGTCATGTCATGTCGATAGTTTCTACGAGCTGCTTATTTGTTTTATGAGTATAAACTTTCTCGGTAAGATCAGTTGAAGCATGACCAAGAATCTTCTTTACGATGAGCGGATTTGCTCCAACATTATTCAGCATCGTTGCGGTAGTATGCCTGCAATCATGAGGAAGGTGAGTCATTCCCAATTCTTTCATGAGTGGCTTGAAATAACTCATGTGATATGTGCGATAAAGGAACTTGTTGCCTCTGGGATTTTCTATCAAATACTTTTGGTTCATTTTGGATTCTATCAATGGTAAAATTCTCTTATGTATTGGAATTGCTCGTTTTATACTTGACTTGGTTTTAATTCCTCCAATTATGATTCTTTCTTCGAGATTCACATCGTCTGGAGTTAAGATCAGAAGCTCTCCAATACGCATTCCTGAATAGATCATAATCAATAACGTATCAACATATGGTTTGTCCAGATTAGCCCAAAGCATCTCTATTTCATCAGGTGTAAAAGGCTTACGTTCTAATGTTTTTGTCTCTTTTCCAATATCAACAAACTGAGCATAGTTCTTCTGAACGATGTCATTCTCAAGAGCAAAGTCATACATCTGCATGAACAGAGTTTTGATCTTTTGCCTTGTCTGAGATGAGAGATGTTCATTCTCATTTATGACTCTTTGCATATGAGTCTTTCGAATCATTTTAAATCTCATCTTATGCAAGCTTTTACTTTTATTAAAAGAGTTCTTATGACCGTTAATATTACTCTGAGATATTTTTGGGAATTTCTCTTCAGACCATTTTTCATAGACTTCAGTAAAAGTTATCTTATTGGCATCCAAGTCATAAGGGTCATGATTGTATTGTGCAAGAGCGATCATCGCTTCCTCACGTTCCTCGTAATATCCAATATTCTTGAATTGCTGCTTGCCTTGTTCAGTCCAGCCTACTGTCACACGTGCACACCAGGGGCGACGTCTATTTCCTGCTAATTTGAATACTGATCCGTAACCATTTGGATTTTTCATTTTAATCTCCTTCCAAGTCAACAAGTCAAATTCAACTTAATTTTTTATTTCTCTTATATATTTACTATATAAAAATTCGACGTTAAAAAATAATGATGTTTTTGTTTATTTAAAATGAGCATTTTAAGTTGACTTAAGTTGAATTGGAACCCGAAATAACGCTATATCTACGAGAATAGCAAGTCAACATCATTCGTTTTAAGTTGACTTATCTTGACTTAAGTTGACTTTTAAAAAAAAATTTTAAAATTCTTCTTGAATGCTGTAATTATCTGTCAGCACTTCTATATTATTACAGGTAATACACAAAGTAAATATAGGAACGAATGTTCGTTGACAAAGGAATATTTTAGGAAATATAATTGGCACAAGAACTTAACACGAAGTAAGAAAAACTTAACATCACGTAAGAAATACATAAATTCAAGTAAAGAACTTTGTGCAGTTTACTAATTTACAAAGTACAACTAAAGCTGTATAATAGAGAATGTAATCACGAAGACAGAATATTCAGAAAACTTAAAAGGAGGTGATTGAATGGCAAGTCTCGCAAGAACAATTAAGCGAGGTATTATGTTCAAAGACATGAATGCTAAGCAGAAGAAACTTCGTAGAAACATGCGCAGAAAGCAGCGCAAAGATATTCATTAATAAACCTGCTGAGCTAACGGCAATACGGGCTAATGTGTCTCCTTTATTGTTCTACATATTATTTTATTTCATTTTTCTACCCGACGTACAAGCCGGGAATTTATTGGGGCATGGCCAAGTGGTAAGGCAACAGACTTTGACTCTGTCATGCGTGGGTTCGAATCCCGCTGCCCCAACCAATGCAACTTAGAGTTCTGGGTTTGAGTCCCAGTCATGCGATCCACGGCTCCGCTATCCGTGCGTGTGAATAGTTTTAAACGGATGAAAACGCTAAGTTGTATACCATCGTTCCATGCAGCTTTAACGGAATCTATACCTAATGCGCTGCAGCAAGGGTGTGGGGCGAGGCGCACGTTCTATAGGGGATAATGTGACAGTGCAAACTCCGATATACGCTTAATGACTCACTGTGACAGCTCGGAAAGACGAGCAAATGTGACGATAGTCCAGAGGTTAAGACGGTGTTATTATTCCGGACCCTGACACAGGCGTTGGTTCAATCCCAACTCGTCACACCAATCATAAGTTACAGCCGCATGTGAAATATCAGCCATCGTTACCGTAGCATGTGAGGGTATCAAGCGACAGAGGCCGAGGACGTCGAGAGGCGGGCGGTAGCTTATGGTACAAGTTAATATTTTAAGGAGGTGATAGATTGAATGTAAAGCTTTTGAAATCCAAAATGATTCTTTATGGTGATGAAGAATTTGCAAGTGCTATTTCTAACCTATTAGGAATATCAAGACAAACCGCTTCTGCCAAACTAAAAGGCGAAAGTGATTTTACTCAAAGCGAAATCAAGCAAATCTCTCAGCATTATCATTTATCAGCAGACGATATAAAAAATATATTTGTAGGTGATGAGGATGAAAGTAAAAGAGGCAGCGAAGCTATTGGGTAAGTCGGAGCAGTTCGTAAGAATCGGTTTGCAGCGTGGAATTTTACCATTTGGCTACGCTGTGAAAATGAGCAGTAAATGGACATATCATATTTCAGAAGGAAAGATACATGAGTATTTAGGAAAGGAATAAGTTTTATGAGTAAGTTTAAAGTAGGTGACAAGGTAAGAGTTCTTGACGGTTCAAAAATCAAAGATTATACCGCAAATTGGTTTGCCTTAGCTATGGAGAAATATGTGGGTCAGGTTCATGAGATTTGCGACGTATTTACGCACTATAGCAACAGAACGGCGTATAAGCTTAAAGATTGTGGTGGCTATACATTTGATGAGAGAGGTCTTGAACCTGCATGCAAATTCAAGGTCGGCGATAAGGTCATCGGCAATGAGCATGCAGACGACATTTACTCTGTAACAGGTAAAGGCTGGGTAGGTATTGTAACAGAAAATGACCCTAAAAAATGTAATACCGGCGATGATATTAGAGTGAGGGCTATTGATGAACCTGATGGCACAAACTTCAGTGTGGAAAGTGTATACTTTGACCTTTATGGAGAGCCAACAACACAGAAGATCGTTATCACAACTGATGGTAAGACTACAACATCTGTTCTTTATGACGGCAAGAAGAGAATCAAGGATGCTAAAGCAATATGTGCTCCTACAGATACATTCGACTTCAATTATGGAGCAAGCCTTGCGCTTGATCGGTTAACAGGATTTGTCCGTGGTTCTGTAGACTGTACCCTTGAAGAGAATTCTGACTGGGACAAGTTCATTGGTGGTGAAATCGTATTTGAAATGACAAAGGATAAATACGATGCATTTCTTAAGGAAGTTGAAAAGAGATTCCCGAAGCTCCGCTGGAGTGGAAGCGAAAAGCCAACTGACTGGAAGCCTTCTATTGAAAAATGCTATTTCAGAGTTAATGATGAGGCTAATCTTTGTTGGGGTACTAATGCTGATATAGAAAGTATTCAGTGGACACCCGATGGTCTCGACTGGAATAAGTTTGCCCACGGTGAGCTTAGAGTGAAAGTCGGCAAAGAGAAGTTTGATGAGTTCATGAAGCTCTGCGAAGAGAAGAATTTCAGGTGGGCTAATAATAAGTTTGCGACAGCGATAAATCCGTGGAAGTTATACGATAATATGCCTCATTTTCTTAAAACATTCGTTAATTTAGCAGGTGATATGCCTCACGAACATATTTGGATAAGTGTTGAAGATGAAGTATTAAAATTCGGTACAAAATCTGATGAGGACATAGACGAATATGAATTTGTTTGAGCACCAAAAAACAGCGCTTGAACAGACCAAAGACCAGAATCGAGTAGCTTACTACTTAGATATGGGCCTCGGAAAAACTTTCGTCGGCAGTGAAAAGATGCATGACCTTGATGCCAAAGTAAATTTGGTAGTTTGTCAGAAATCTAAGGTACAAGATTGGCTTGATCATTTCAAAGAATATTACGATATTCGCACATATGATTTGACAAAGCCAAAAGAGCTAAGTGAATTTCACGGAATAGCAATGGGCGAACGTTTTCATTGCATCGGTGTTATCAATTATGATCTGATCTTCAGACGTCCTGAATTGTCACAATTGAAAGACTTCACATTAATGCTTGACGAATCTTCATTGATTCAAAATGAAACGTCTAAACGCAGTAAGTTCATTTTGAAGAAATTGAATCCAGCAAATGCAATTCTTCTTTCTGGTACACCTACAGGTGGAAAATATGAAAAGCTCTGGAGTCAATGTCGATTAATTGGCTGGAAAATTTCAAAAGAAGCTTTTTGGAGTACCTACGTTAATTTTCATTGGGATGATTCAAATGGTTTTCCACGAAGAGTAGTTGATGGCTACAAAAATGTGGAACGCCTAAAGCGTAAACTTCGTGAACACGGTGCGGTATTTATGAAGAGTGAAGAAGTTTTCGATTTACCAGCTCAAATTGATTCAAGAATTTACGTACCAACAATACCAGAATACCGTAAATTCAGAAAAGATTCAATTGTAAATTTCCAAAATATAGAGTTTGTTGGTGATACAGCTTTAACCAAAAGACTTTATGAGAAAATGCTTTGTGGATATGTCAATAAGTACAAGCTTTCGGCATTAAAAGATTTGCTTGAATCAACAGACGATCGTGTGATCATATTCTATAACTTCAATAATGAATTCGCCGCAATAACCGATCTTATTGCAGAATTAGAACGACCAATATCAATTGTAAATGGTGATATTAAGGACCTTGAGGACTATGAATTGTATGAAAATTCAGTGACATTGATTCAATATCAAGCGGGTTCAATGGGTCTGAATCTTCAGAAAGCCAATAAGATAGTATATTTTACTCCAACAGATACAAGTGAATTATTTGAGCAGTCAAAGAAACGTATTCATCGTATTGGTCAAGACCGTACGTGTTTCTACTACTATTTGATTTGCCGTAATTCAGTTGAAGAAAAAATTTATCGTACTTTGGCAATGCGAAAAGACTACACCGATGAATTATACGAGGAGGACAAATGATTACCTTATTAATAATTCTATCAATGCCATTTTTGATGGTGATCATGGCAGCCATCATTTCTATTCCGCTCACAATCATTCAGTATTTTGAAGAATGGTCAGAGCGCAGAAAACATCGTAAGAAACTTGACGAGAAAATCAATTTCTACGAAAGAATTTATGAGAACACTGAAGATGACAAAGCATATTGGCTTGCTCGTATCTGGAATCTTAAATACGAAAGGGCGTGTTTGAAATAGCGGCCGAAAAAACCTTTGAGAATAAGGTGAAAAAATTTCTCGATGAGCAAGGTGCTTGGTATGTGAAATTCTTTGCTAACTCATACACAAAGGTAGGAGTTCCTGATATTCTCGCTTGTGTAAATGGTTACTTCGTAGGAATTGAAGTAAAAGCCCAGAATGGAAAACCAAGTGAGTTGCAGCTATACAACATCCGAAAGATTCGTCAAGCAGGAGGATTTGCGGTTGTACTTTATCCTTCGGCATTTGAGGAATTTAAACAATTTATCATCGACTTAAAGCATGAACGCTTTTGTCAAGATATGAAAGAGGTGATGAAATAAGTGCAAGTAAGTTATTCGAGAGTGAGCACTCATAAAAAATGCCCATATCAGTTCAAGCTTCGTTATGTTGATGAGCTGAAAACTATTTTCAATGCTGATCCGCAGAATGCATTAGTTATTGGTCATGCGCTTCATACTGGAATCGAACATGATGTTCGAACTGCTGTTAACGAGTATTACAACGCATATCCAATTATCGATGATGCTCATGTTACAGAGGCAATGAAACTTGAGTATCTTATTCCAAAAGTTAAAGCGATACTTCCTGAAGGTGAACACGAGGTAAAAATCGAGACTGACGATTTTGTTGGCTACATCGATTTACTGGCACCTGTAGGAGAGCTGACCATGGAAGAAAAAGATGATATTTGCTACGAATGTGATAAGCAAGATGATTGCGGTTATTGTTGCAGCGGACATTGTCCAAGAGGTAAATATGCTCGTTATTATGACATCTATGACTTCAAATACTCCAACAACGTAGACTCCTACATGACATCAGAACAGCTTCATCTTTACAAACACTTCTTTGAACTGACAAATCCGGGTAAACGCATCAGAAAACTATACTTTGTATTTGTTCCTAAGTCATTTCTGAAGCAGAAGAGACAGAACAAAACAAATCCACGCGATGAGACCATTTATGAGTTTCGCAATCGTGTGATAGAAGATTTGGAAAATAAGGAAATCCAGATCAAAGAGGTCGCATATGACCCAAACAAAGTTATTGAGTATCTGATCGATACAAAACATTGCATCGAAGATACTGAATATATCAAAAATCCAACTCGCTTATGCGATTGGTGTGATTATAAGGCATATTGCCAGGAAGGAATTGATTACATGAATTTACCTAAGAACGAACGTAGAGACATCACTGTCTCAAGCAAGAAGAAACTTTGGCTGTACGCACCTCCTTTTGCAGGAAAGACTACTTTGACAGATAAGTTCCCTGATCCGCTGATCCTTACAACCGATGGCAACATCAACAACGTCACTGCTCCTTACGTGTACATCAGAGATGAGGTCACTGTTACAGGCCGTATCACTAACCGTAAGTTTGCTTGGGAAGTTTTCAAGGACACTATCGAGGAGCTTGAAAAGAAGCAGAATGACTTCAAGACAATTTCTCTTGATCTTGTCGAAGATACTCGTGAAATGTGCCGTCTTTACATGTACGAGAAGCTCGGTATTCAGCATGAATCTGATTCAGGATTTGGTAAAGGCTGGGATGTTATCAAGACAGAATATCTCTCAACAATGAGAAGATTCTTCAATCTTGACTATGAGAACATCATCATCTGCTCACATGAAGACGTTTCCAAGACTCTTACTAAGAAGAGCGGCGAACAGATCACCAGAATCGCTCCAAACATTCAGGAAGCTATTGCAACAAAGCTCGCAGGAATGGTCGATATCGTTGCAAGAATCATCGTCAATGATGATGGAACAAGAACTATCAGCTTTAAGACTGACAGCGTAATATTTGGCGGCGGTCGTCTTAATGTTACAGGCAGAGAAATTCCTTGCGATTATGATGAGCTGATGGCAGTTTACTCAGAAGCGTCAGAATCGTCTCAGAAGCGCACAACTTCACAGCGTAAAACTAACAAGACTACTGATCAGAAAGCGGCTGAGGCTGAACCTGGCGAATCTATTGAAGAGATTGTCGGTCAGGATTCACTCGAAGAGCAGGAAGCTAATGAAAAGAAGCTCAAAAGAAGTCGTAAATCTTCTAAGCCAGCTGCAGAGGAAACTTCCAATGATGAGCCCGCAGAAGCAGAAGCAAGCGAGTCAACTAATTCATCTGATGCTGAGGAAAGCGCAGAGCCTGAGGCACCTAAGGAAGAAGAAAAGCCTAAGACTCGCAAGAGAAAGAAGCGTGGTGAATAATGCTCGAAAATATGCTTAAGACCGGAAAGATCTCTCAGAGGTTCTATGATTGGTTAATCGCCAATGGATTTACAACTGCACCAGCTTCAACCAAATATCATGGAGCTTTTGAGGGTGGTTTATATGAGCATTGATGCAATGTAACTCGTGAGCTGCTTCACATGACTGATCGCCTTGATCTTGAATGGCAGAGGCCAGAATCTCCATGGATTGTTGGAATGTTCCATGATCTTTGTAAGATTGACGCTTATAAGAAAATAACAGACTGCGAAGGAACCAGTTGGCAGCATAATGGTAACGTACTTCTTGAAGGCCATGGTGATAAATCTGTGATGCTGCTCAGTCAGTTCATGCAGTTGACCGAAGAAGAGATACTTTGCATTCTCTATCACATGGGTGCATACGAGACCGATAACTGGAAGCAATTCGATTTGGCTATTAAGAAATATCCAAACGTTTTGTATACACATACTGCCGATATGCTGGCAAGTAAATTAAAAGTTTAATAGGAGGAAAATAATAATGGCACTTGATTTTTCAAAATTCGACAAGCAGGTAGACCTTGAGGGTCTCAGAAAGGACATCGAGGACAGCGCAAATAATGACTTCAAAGAGGTACCTCATGGCACATATGAGGTAGCAATCACAAAGCTCGAACTCAAGGAATCAAAGAAGGGTGACCCGATGGTTGCTGTTTGGTTCAAGATTCTCGACGGTGAGTTCAAGAACAGCCTTATCTTTATGAATCAGGTCATCACTCAGGGCTTCCAGATTCACATCGTTGATGAGTTCCTCAGAAGTCTTGATACAGGAATCGACGTAACATTCGAGAGCTATTCACAGTTCAATGATCTGCTGCTTGATATCTTCGAGGCAGTTGACGGCAATCTCGAGTTTGCTCTTGAGTACGGTGAAAATAAGGGCTTCAACACCTTTAAGATCACCGAGGTCTTTGAAGTGGAGGAATAATATATGATCGATTTAGAAGAGAGATTCGACAGCATCGACGAGATGGAAGCATTCATGAAGCGCATCATGCCGACTAACATATACGACGACGTTGAGCTGCTTCAGTCTCAGGTAGCTGATCTGCAAGATGTAACCGATGTTATCGACAAGCGCACCAAATGGACAATACTTGCGGCTGACACTGATCTTAATACCCTTATTCCTGGTAACTATATCATTCCTAATGGCACTGTTGCAGGAACTCTTGTAAATAAGCCTGACGGAGCAAGTACAATGACAGGATTCATCAAGGTGGTTCCTGGAGGAGAAGCTGGACACCTCATGATGTATTACATTGTTTGCTCTAAATACAACATCAAGTATTGGCAGAGAGCTTACTATCAGACCGCTTGGGGTGAATGGGACGTAGTAGATAATACTGACAGCGGTTGGATTGATCTTCCTCTTGTGAACGGCATTACTCCTTATAGTGAGGCACAGAAGCCGAGATATAGAAAAATTGGCAAAGTTGTTTATCTTTCAGGCGTTCTTAGAGGTGTAGCTGAAAGAGAAAAAACTGTTGCAACATTACCTGTAGAATATAGACCAAGCATGAAAGTCATGTTTGCGGTTCCAAGTGTAGGTCAGATTTTCACGAAAATGACCGTTGATACAAATGGAGCCGTTATCCTTAATCGTTCAAGTATTGAGCCTGTTGTTGCTGAGAATTGGCACAGTATTGCTTGCAGTTTCGTGGTGAGCTAATATGCTCAATTTTTACGACTTCGAGGTCTTCAAAGAGGATTGGTTAGTAGTTATAATCAACCTCTTTGATAAGACCAAAAACGTTATTGTAAACGATAAAGCGAAGCTCGAGGAATACCATGAAGCTCATAAGAATGAAATATGGGTCGGTTATAACAATAATCATTACGACCAATATATTCTGAAAGCCATTCTATGTGACTTTGATCCGAAGGTAGTCAATGATTTCATAATTGCAGAAGGAAAATACGGTTGGCAATTTAGTGGATTGTTCAGAAAAATCCAAATGTACAACTATGACATTATGTACCGTAATGACCGAGGATTGAAGTCACTTGAGGGCTTCATGGGAAACAACATCAAAGAGACTTCAGTTCCATTCGATATTGATAGGAAACTTACAGTTGATGAGATCAATGAAACTATCAAATATTGTACTCATGACGTTGAGCAAACCATCGAAGTGTTCTTCGAAAGGAAAAGCGATTTTGATGCTCAGATGGGCCTGATCAAAATGTTCGGCTTAGGCTTAAGTAATATAAGCAGAACAAAAGCACAGTTGTCAGCGATCATTCTGGAAGCTCAGAGGCCGCGCGAATCAAGAAACGATGAATTTGACATCTCATTCCCTCCTACAATGCGTATTGAAAAATACACAGAAGTAGTTGATTGGTATAAAGATGTTAACAATCGAGATTATTCCAAATCATTGACAATTGAAGTTGCAGGTGTTGAAACGATATTTGGCTGGGGAGGTATTCACTCAGCAAGACCAAAATATCACGGTGAAGGTTATTTCATCAATATGGACGTAGCTTCACTATATCCATCATTGATGATCGTCTATAACCTGCTTTCAAGGAATGTTAAGGACCCTCAGAAGTACATTGATATTTACCGTGATCGTTTGAAATACAAAGCTGAGAAAAATCCTTTACAGCTGCCGCTCAAGACGTTATTGAACAGCACGTATGGATGCTTTAAGGATAAGAACAATGCTCTTTATGATCCGCTCATGGCAAATAACGTTTGTATATTTGGACAACTTCTATTACTTGATTTAATCGAAAAGCTTGAAGGTCATGCAGACATTATTCAGTCAAATACTGATGGTATTCTGATTAAGATGCCTGATAGATATGGAACGACAGATGACGATGTCGATGCTTGGTTCAATATCATCGATGACATCGTATACGAATGGGAGCAGCGTACAGGTCTTAAAATGGAATTTGATGAGTATCGCAAAGTATTCCAAAAGGATGTCAATAACTACATCGTAGTTACACCTGATGGCCATTACAAATCCAAAGGTGCTTATGTCAAAAAGCTGAGTGCTTTAGACTATGATCTGCCTATTGTAAATAAAGCGATGATCGAATACATGACACAAAATGTTCCTATTGAGCAGACGATCAATGAATGTGATGACCTGATCATGTTCCAAAAAATTGTCAAGATGTCAGGTAAATTTAAGCATTGTATTCATAATGGTGAAATCCTCGATGAAAAGTGCTTCAGAGTATTTGCCTCACTCAATGCAAATGACACTTACATTGGAAAGCAGAAAGCTACAGGAAAGACGATAGAGAAGTTTGCAAATACTCCTGAACACTGCTTCATCGTAAATAGTGACGTTAAGGAAATGAAAGTGCCCGATTCACTCGATAAACACTGGTATATCAATCTTACTAACGACCGTCTCAGACAGTTTGGAGTAATATGATGAGCAGATCAATAATAGATGAACACAATAAAACCTATGGATATTGGAAAGTTATCAAATTCTACGATATGAAACATGGCAATGCACGTTGGCTTTGTGAATGTACTAACTGTGGTAATCGTTATCCAGTATATGGATTCGCATTGAGAAATGGTCGTTCAAAACATTGCCGAAAATGTAATAGCAAAGGACTTGAATAAGGAAGGAGGTATGATCATTGAATGGAATTGTTCAAAGCATACGTTCCGACTAAGGATAAAAAATGTTTGATCAAGTTCAAAAACAAACCTGTTTCAGACCTGCAAACATATGAACAGGTGAAGAATCTTCCTGAATATGCAGGTATTTTGGACGATAACACCGTTTTGATAGACATTGACGATGTGGAGCAATCAGAAATATTATTCAATATCGTCAAAGATTTGCAGCTCAAATGCAGAGTATATCGTACAAGCCGAGGTAAGCATTTCCTATTCAAAAACGATGAAAGAATCGAGACGAATAAGATTCATACGAAGCTTGCCGTAGGTTTGGAAGCTGATATAAAACTTGGCATTCGCAATAGTTATTCGATTTTGAAGTACAACAATAAAGACCGAGAAATTCTTTATGATACAGAAGAATATGCAACAGTTCCTAAATGGCTTGTACCTGTAAAAACACCATATGATTTTCTGAATATGGAAGATGGTGACGGACGAAATCAAACGTTTTTCAATTATATCCTAACACTTCAGTCAAATGACTTTAGTGAGGAAGAAGCGATAGAAACTATTCGCTTGATCAATAAATATGTCGTGTCTGAGGCGCTCGATGAAAAAGAGCTTGATATCATACTCAGACACGATGCATTCAAAAAACCCGTGTTTTTCAAGAAAGGTAAATTCCTATTCGATAAATTTGCAATATTCTTGAAAAATACCAATCATATCATTCGTATTAACGGTCAGCTTCACATATACCGAGACGGCATTTACGTTGAAGGGTCAAATGAAATAGAAGGTTGTATGATAGAACACATTCCAGATTTGACCAGATCGCGCAGGAGTGAAATTCTGAGCTATCTCGATATATTAATAAGAAAAAATACGAAGACTTCTGGAGCGAATCTAATAGCTTTTAAGAATGGCATTTACAATATCGAAACAGAAGAGCTGATGGAATTCTCTCCTGAATATGTGATAACAAATAAGATTGATTTTAATTTCAATCCAAATGCTCATTCAGACATTGTAGATAAAACCTTTGATAAACTTGCATGCAAAAATCAAGCGATCAGAGATCTCCTCGAAGAAGCAGTTGGATATTGCTTTTACAGACGTAATGAGCTTCGTAAATCATTCATTCTCACAGGCGATAAGAAAAATGGTAAATCAACTTTCTTGGCGATGCTCAAAGAGTTGCTCGGTGACAGTAACACCTCTGCACTTGATTTGAATGAGCTTGCCGATAGATTCTCATCAGCTTCACTGTTTGGAAAGCTTGCAAATATTGGTGATGACATTGGCGATGAGTTTATCGCAAATCCAGCGACATTCAAAAAGATAGTTTCAGGCGACAGAATCAAGGGTGAGAATAAAGGCCAAAAGGAATTCTTCTTCAATCCATATTGTAAGCTGCTATTCTCAGCAAATAATATTCCGAGAATCAAAGATAAATCTGGAGCGGTACTCGATAGATTGGTAATCATTCCATTTGATGCGAAGTTCTCACCTAATGACCCTGATTTTGATCCGTATATCAAATATAAGCTGATCAAAGAGGATGCCCTGGAGTATCTGATATTACTTGGATTGAAAGGCCTCAAACGAGTGCTTAAAAATCAAGGATTCACAAAGTCAGAAAAGGTTGCAAAATCTATTGAAGAATATGAGGAAACTAACAATCCTATTTTAGTGTTCTTCAAGGAAGTCGATGTTGATGACATCGTAAATGAACCGACAAAAGACGTATATCAAAAATATAATGAATTTTGCCTGGCAAATAGCTTTACTCCAATGAGTAACATTGAGTTTTCAAAGCAAATCAAACGATTCTACGATTTGGACATCGTAAACAAAACCGTAAAAGGTAAGAAATATAGAGTATTCGTAAAAGGAGGCGTTGAATGAGAATTTTGCTCGACGGTTGCGATGGTACCGGTAAAACCACGATTGCTGAGAAATTGGCAAATGAATGGGGCTGTAATGTTATTCGTCTTACTTATGGAGGCGATAGATCACTGAAAGCATACTTTCAAATGATGTCAGTTGACAATGTAGTTCATGACAGAAGCTTTATCAGTGAGATCATTTACCCAAAATATTTTGGTCGCATGTGCAGACTTGAACCTAATACTGAAGGATATTTACATCATCTCATAGAGAATCTTTCAATAAAGCCGTTCATTCTCACAGCATCACCAGAAACGATTCAGAAGCGTATTGGAAAACGTGGAGATGAGTATATAAAGGATATCAATAAATTCGTAAAGATCAATCGTGACTATATACAATATGCTGATGAGCATAATATTCCGATTATTGATACGACTGGCTATACACCTGAAGAGGTGGTGAAAAAAATAGGAGGTTATTTAATATGATTGCCGACAACATGGATACGATTTACAGACGTATTTGCCGTGATCTTAAATACGGCAACGTTGTTAGAGGTACTAAGGAGATGAACAACTACACCTTCACTCTCACAGACCTTGATAACAACGTGATCAATATCAGAAATATATCTAAGTCATATATTTGCGGAGAGCTGCTCTGGTACGCTCTGGGCCGCAATGACGTAGCTTTCATAAATAAGTTTGCGGGCCTTTGGGGACGCATCTCAGACGATGGCGTGACATCATACTCAGCATATGGTGATATCGTCTTCAAACGTCATGGATTCAATCAGGTCGAGAAGATCATTCAGCTTCTTTGCGAGGACCCTGAAAGCAGACGAGCAGTTATCAATTTCAACGTTCCAAATGAAAGAGTCATAGAGACTCACGATGAGATTTGCACGATAGCACTTCAGTTCCTTATTCGTGACGGTAAGTTAAATTGCTATGGTGTCATGAGAAGTAATGATGTTTGGTACGGTCTTCCTTATGATGTGATTTTCTTCACGGAGCTTACCAAATACATCGCAAGACGTCTTAACATTCCTTACGGTACATACACACATGACGTCATGAGTCTTCACGTGTATGAAAGAAATTATGAGGACATCGAGAAAGCTGCAAAGGCAGACGTATCAAGTAAAATCTCAGTAGATTTTGAGAAGCTTATGCAATATAAATTCATACTCGAACATGTCGTTGATACATCAGATGACCCTAAGACTGATCTTCTTGAGAAGTGCAAAGAGCTTGGCGTTATCAAGGAGGTAGACTGATGACTAAGAAAGAACTGCTCAAGTGGGTAGAGCAACAGCAAGAAAAAGTCCTTGATGAACTCACTAAGAAACGAAATGAGGCAATTGATGCGTGTGCAAATAAAATCATGGAAGATATTGGCCTTGATGATATAGCCACTAAGATTCAAGCGAAGTTCAATGAGATCGAAGAGATGTTATCAACTTGGCAGGCAGGACTTGAAAAAGACATTGCAATGCCTCCTGAATATTACAATACCACTCATTGGAAATTACAGGGATTTATTAATGGGCCTAAGGCAATGAAAGAAATACTTTTATTGCGTGATATCAGAATCAGAGAATCAAAAGCATATCAGGTAATTGCTAAAAAATATGAGGAACTCGAAGTAAATATAAGGCATGAATATCGTACTTTATATGCGAATGTTCAAGGCTTAAAGAATGCTGCTCTTGGCATGGAATATCTCGAATCTTTGGGATTTGATCTCACTAAGCTCAGAGAGGCAGATGCTAAGCCGGTTACCACTGCCCTTTCAGTTCCTATCAATACAGATTACTTATTCATAGGAGGTAACAAAAATGAAAATTAAAGTGCTTAATTTTGGCTATGAGAATCTTCCTAAAAGAGCTCATGCTAACGATGCAGGTGCAGATGTATATGCTTGCATTAAGGGGTCAGAAGATCAGTCTGGAACGGTTTTATTGCCGCCAAATACAACTGTAAAAATTCCTTTAGGTTTAGGCTTGGTTTTACCTGACGGATATGCAGCTTATGTATTTCCGAGGAGCGGCTTAAGTACCAAAGGTATTGTATGCGAGCTTCCTCCTATCGATTCTGGTTATCGTGGAGAAATTCATGCCATCGTTACTAATTGCAGCAATAAGCCTTTTCCAATACACGATGGAGATCGTATCGGCCAGCTCGTAATAAGTCCAGTTGTAATAGCTGACTTCGTGACAGAGGATTTTGAAGAGCGTGGAGAGAAAGGATTCGGTTCGAGTGGCATATGATCAACATTGAAAATACAACCGTATATGGCTGGGAATCAGCTATACGTGGAATGAGAAATCCCATGAACAGTTGGGATAAGAGTGATAGCTATGACGACACGAGTGCAGTATACCGTGACGATGTAGAATATATCACTTTTCATGGCTTTACTATAGGCCCAAATGATCTTGACCTTATGAAGAAACTCATCAAAGCAGGATCAGATCATAGTAAATTTATGAGGATGATCAACGTCACATGTGACATCACAGCACCGCTTTATTGGTGGAAGGAGTTTGACACATATAAGGTCGGCACGGTTCGTAATAGCTGCTCTACAATGCACAAGATTCATGCGAAGGAATTTACACTTGATGACTTCAGTCATGAACATCTTGAAAATAGCTTTCAAGATTCACTTGGCACAGTGTGCAAAGGCGATGCAGTGAGTGTACTTGAGGTAGTTATAGGTTGCTTGAACTATATGCGAGAAAGATATTTGTTTGCCAAAGACAAGAAATATTGGTGGCAGATGATTCAGCTTCTGCCGTCAAGCTACAATCAGCGGGCAACTGTTCAACTTAACTATGCTGTGCTCAGAAATATGTATCACAGCCGTAAGGCTCACAAGCTCGACGAATGGCATGATTTTTGTCATTGGATTGAGAGCTTACCATATTCAGAACTTATAACAATGGAGGTATAAACATGAATATTTTAGGAATTAGTTTGGGCTTTAATAGCTCAGCATGCATTTACTCGACAGAAAGAGGTCTTTTAGCAGCTATCTCTCAGGAGAGACTGAATGGCCAGAAGAATACCAAAGAGCTTCCTCTTGAAGCGGCAGTGAGATGTTGTGAGATTGCTAAGGTCGATACGATTGACCACATTGCCATTTCTCACTACGAGGAGATCAGAGATCAGTATTTTGAGAGATACGGTGAGAAATATGATCTTGCGGCTTCAGCTTGGCAGAATAAGATCATCAGCTATCTCATCAGTAAAGGCATAACCGTAAAGGATACGGATATCACAAGGGTTCCTCATCACGAAGCACATAAATGGTCAACAGTAGCATTCTACGAATTTCCTACAGAAGATGACTATTACATCACATCTGATGGTTTTGGCGATGGCTTCTCTGCTACTATTGGTAAATTCTACGGCGAAGTATTATCTACGAAGAAGCTCGAAGAATCAGTCGCACTCGTATACCAATTTGTAACAGGTGCACTCGGTTATAAAGAGCATCAGCACGAAGGTAAGATCACTGGCCTCGCTGCTTTTGGAAAGCCAATATATCTGGAGAATTTTGAAAATATCTCCATTGATAACGTTGAGCTGACTCCTGAAGAGGAAGAGCAGGTCAAGGCATCGGCGATCATCGACTTTGATAAGTTCCTCAAGCTTAAGAAGACAGTGTACAAGCTCGTGAATGGCTTACTCGATAAAGGCGCTGATCCTGCTGACATCGCCGCATCAGTTCAGGAATATGCTGAGAAAGCTACTTTGGATTGGATAAAGAGCGTAGTAACAGAAGGTAATAACTGCTATTTGGCTGGCGGCTTATTTGCAAATGTCAAGATCAATCAGAGAATCAAAGATATGGACATATTCAAGAATGTCTATGTTTGCCCGGCTATGGGTGATGAGGGAACGGCTGTTGGTGCGGCTTTATGGTATCAGGTCGATTCTGATGCTGGATTTGCAAGTCCTAATCAGTGCGGAACTATTGCCGATGAGTCAGAGGTGCAGCATGCTTTTGATCTTCATTGTCTGAACAAGATGGCATATCGAGTATATAAGATCGCTGATGATTCAGTTCTTGCAGAATGGATCGCAGAGCAGCTCAGTAAAGATAAAATCGTTTGCCTCGTAAAAGACAGAATGGAATTTGGTCCTCGTGCATTATGTCATAGAAGTATTCTCTATAACTGCAATACTAAGGAGACGAATACTTGGCTCAACGATAAGCTCGGCCGTACAGAGTTCATGCCTTTCGCTCCGGTAACTCGTGAAGAAGTAGCAGATGACCTCTTTAAGAATCTTGACGGCGGAAGAGATAGTGCTAAGCATATGACGATGACCTTTGATTGTACTGAAGAATTCGTCAGAGATTATCCTGCGGCTTGTCACATCGACAATACTGCGAGACCGCAGATTGTATCGAGAAGTGAAGATCCGTTTATCTGGTATGTGCTGGAGCATTATCAGAAGCTTACTGGAAAGAAAGCTTTGATTAATACATCATTTAATCTTCACAACAACCCTATTATCGAATCGACAGATGTCGCAATCAGCAGTTGGCTCACAAGTGATACAGACATTCTCGTTATAGGAAATATGGTGATCAAGAAATGCGAATAAATAAGGACGAGTATTATTTAGGTATAGCGGCGGCAGTTAGTCGCCGCAGTACCTGTCTCAGACGTCAATATGGAGCAGTTATCGTGAATAACGATGAGGTCATTTCTACTGGATATAATGGTTCTCCTCGAGGCGAAGAGAATTGCTGTGACAGAGGAACCTGCTATCGTGTAGGGTGCAAGCACAATGATGGTAACTATGACAGTTGCCGTAGTGTGCATGCTGAAATGAATGCCATCATAAGTGCATCACGAGCTGAGATGTTAGGTGCTACCTTATACCTCTACGGAGAAGAAAATGGTCAAGCAATAGCAGCTGAGCCGTGTCCTATATGTAAGAGGCTTATTAAGAATGCTGGTATCAGAGAGGTGATTGCTATACATGACGAATCGTAAGAAGTATTTTACAAAACAGAACGAATATGATCTAATGATGGCCATCGAAAATAATACTGGTACTTGTCCGATAAGAGCAGTTGCAGGAATATCAAGAGAGGAAAAGATAATGCGGTGCTACAAGTATGTGCATAGTGGCTGCAAGAAATGTACTCAAAATTGGCTTAATGAGGAGGCGAAATAATATGGACGTTTTCTTTGCCGGAGCTTTTGCAGGAGCTCTTGTAACTTTTCTTGCAATGTGTTTCGCATTCTTTGCTTTTAGTCAGGAGGATAAAAAATAATGATCTACAAATGCACATGTGAAATATCTGAAAGAGAATATCTCAAAGATGTAGGAAAATATAAAGATGTAAAACCTCTTCATAAACTATTTGACGATGATCTCACCGATGAAATAAGTTGGATTCACGCTCACAAAGATATGATAGTAGGAGCAGCATGTGAATATATATGGGATTTATATTATGAAGAATTCATGGAACAAATGATTCTCTCAAAATATAGATTCTACAAATTGATTGAGAAGGAATTGGGCGTCAAAACGAAGGTAGTCAGAATAAGTCAAGATACAGTAAAAAATTGCTTTATTGATGAATAGAACAAATGTTTCTTGTAAAAAAGTTGAAAAATGAGAAATGTTTTACAAGAGATATTCTTAAAATCATTAAAAGTCAACTTAAAAGTCAACTTAAAGTCAACTTCTTTTTAAGGATGTTGACTTGGCTTTTTATAGGATATATCGTGCTTTGGAACTCCAAGTCAACTTAAGTCAACTTAACTGCTTACTTTTAAGATATTTTTATATTGTAAAAAACACGAAATTTTTTGATGGATTTTACAGTATATAATATAAAGAAAATAGAGTATTTATTATGAATTATGTGGAATTAAAAATTTTAACAACTTCCAAACTACGCTATATCAATAAAAATGCCAAGTCAACTTCTTTTTAAGGATGTTGACTTTTTTCACGTTAAGTTGACTTGCACAGAAAAGTTACCTGAACTTTGTGTATTTTACTAATTTACAAAGTACAACCAAAGTTGTATAATAAGATTGTAAATAAAACACCAAAACCTTAAGGGGGTC